TTAAACGTGAGTAATCCATAAGCTATTGTTGAAAAATGCTTGTTGTATCGGTAATACTTGTTTGATCGGTTGTTCTTTGAATGATTGTTTGCTGGCTTACCCCAGGAGCAGAGTATGTTTCGGTAAATTGAAAGGCTGCTCCATCTGTTTGTAGCTGCCAGTTTGGTTTGTTGGAGTGATCTAAGCCAACCCATGTGTAAGTAATGCCGTCAGTGGTCTGAGAGGGGGATGTAACGGTTGTTGGTGATACAGATGAACCAGAATGTTTCATATTTGTACCAGTAACCGTGTATTGCCAACCTGTATCTATGTCAATCGAGTTGATTGTCTCCGTAATCTTTGTAGTCGTTTCTTGGTGTGATGTAACAGATCCTTGTGTAAACTGAGGAACCACTGGTACAGCCTGAACAGCAGGGCTACACAGCAGTAAGAGATATAGAAAGGTACGCACAAGAGTATTCTCACCTTACGGTAAGTTCGCTGGTTACTTGTCCTACAGCCGTAGTATTTGCACCACCTGCTACTACTGTAACCACACCAGAACTAACTACAGTGCCTGCAAGCGTACCAGCTACACCACCTGAAATCGTAGTAGTACTACCAAAAGCAGGCATATCAGCAACTACACCAGTACTTACATCAACACCACTGCCTATTGCTGGTATAGCGTCACCTTGCTGCCAGCTTTCTGTTAGCGAAAACGCTGATCCTGATGTATTCATCTCATACGTCCCAACATCAAGTGTAGCTGCGGCTGTAGCAGACCCTGCTGTCAGTTTACCAATGTGTTCACCAGTGCTAACCTTTATATTGCTACCTGATACTGCATAAGTAGACGGAACTCTGGTTGCCTGAGTACTACTGGCTCCAACTGTTAGAGAAGTAGAGCTAGAAAGCTTTGATGTGATGTTGGCTTGGCAAGGTGCAGCCAATAAAAGCAAGATTAATAGCTTCTTCATGTCAATTTACCTGTCTGTGGATCTACTTCTTTACCAGAAATAGGATCAATACGTGGTTTATCTGGTACTAATTTTACTGGAGTTTCAATTCTTACAATGGTATAAGGGACACCATTAGCAAATCCCCCTGCTGCTTCTGCCTTTTTCTTTTCTTCATCTGCTTTATACGTTCCATCTCCTCTCTTTTTTGCTGTCTCCAGCCCAAAACTTGCGAGCGCACCAGTGAAAACAGATGCAATAAAAGTCGGATCTATGCGTTCTTGTTCACCTAGACCAGGGATTGTTACATAATTCAACGTCAATATGAATCCCGACCAAACAACGACACCTAATCGAACAAAAGTACTAAGAACTTGCAGTTGTTCTTCTTTATCATCCAAGCCCTCCTTTAATTTTTGCAGAGGATTCTTTTTCTTAGGCTCGTTTACTTTCTTTTCTTCCATAGAAATCAGTGGTAGGCCGTCCTACACTAGACACAATTTGTTATTTTGAACAGTGGCAGAGATTACAGCAGCAATCATTGGTGCAACAGCCAGCGTTGTCATCATGTCTCTTAGCAACGTAAGTAACCGCCGAGATAGAGATACTAGAGAATTGTTTAATCGACTAAATGAATTAGAAAAAACTGTCGCTGGTCATCATCCACCAGAGCGTAATCGTAAGTGGAGAGTTTAAATAGGATCTTGCGGAAACACTTGGAAATCACTCACAGCAAATTCTAAATGCTCCCATACATGAGAATTGGAAGCGACATCTAAAGCATGATCTGGAGTTTCAGCTATGACAACCGTTTGAAATCCATGATCAGTAACAGAAGCATACCCAACAAAAGCAGAAGGGATACGCACCACCCATCCTCTAGGTCTGTATTTAGTGGTTCCCGTGGGTTCTGATCCATCCTGCTTTTGCGTTTTTATTTTGGACTTGTGTGAGTGGGACACCAAGTATTTGTGCATCGAGAAGGCCCTCAATATCACCTTTATACGCTGCCAATTCCAATTCCCAGAGTTCTTGTTCACGTTCCTTCATGGCTCTATCTTCATCTATAGCAAGAGATTCGTTCCAGTACTGCACTGCACCAGCTAAAGAATCTAATTTGTCATCATGTTGTAGCGACTGACGATCTACAGTTAGATGCGTCATTTGGTGGAATAACTGGTGTGCTAAAGCAGTTTCGACACTATCTTCATCTTCAGGTTTGGAATCATCTTCTATTACCGAGCGATTAAATATCAACCGATGTTGATTCATTACTGGTTCAAGAGCGTTAATAATTCTTCTTTCCTTTTGGACGTTGCTTCTTGTCGGTTCAATCGTGCAAGGATAAATTTTTCTAAGGTATGGCTGTAATAAACTTTCCATCATTCCTTGACCAAACTGATCTTCTAATAGAATCAGTTTTACTTTTCTACGTTTAGCTGCTTCTGCTAATCCTTTTAAAACAGGTTCTGTATATCCTTCTCTAAAAGAACCAACCTCTAAGA